GGGCAAAAGTATGATGATGATATACACGAGCGAGCGGAATTTTGGGGATCAACCAACATTCCAAAAAACGTTTTGTATTTGACAGCCGGGGTTGACATACAGGGTGATCGGTTGGAGTCTGTTGTTGTTGGGTGGGGCGAGCAGAACGAGAGCTACCATATTGAGAAATTGGTCATTGATGGGTCTATTGTGTCACTTGATACGCAAGATTTATTGCTACGGTCATTACGTTACCCATATAAGCGCGAGGACGGCGTTAAACTAAGGCTATTGAAAGTGTTTGTCGATACAGGTTATTTGCCCGAGGAAGTGAAGGTTATGTGTCACCGGTTTAGGCGTTATAATTTCTCCCCTATTAAGGGACGTACAACAGGCGACGAGATTAACGGCAAGAAAACCTATAACGGTGCGGATAAAGCGCGTCTTTTAAATGTCAACAAGTTAAAGGAAACAGTTTTTGCTTGGTTGAAAATAAAGGTTGACACAGAAAATGAAATTAACCCCGGCGCGGTGCATTTTTCAAGGGAGTGTGACGCTGAATACTTTAAAGGCTTATGCTCAGAGTTACCGATCGTGGAAACTAAAGCTGGTGTCAAAAAAATTGTTTGGAAAAAGATATTTGAACGTAATGAAAACTTTGATTGTGTGGTATATGCAACCGCCGCGCATTACTCACTACCATACAACACTAGCAAAACGATGACAGCAAAACTTAAAAAAGAACTACTGAGAATACAGGCGGAAGTTATCCCTGAAGAAATATCCGAAATTGAAACAGAAAAACCGAAAGAAACCGCACCAAAACCAATCATACGGGCTGTGATACCGGAACGCAAAGGAAAACGCTTTGCCGGACTGGTTACCGCAGCAAAAAATATCAACAGAGGATTATAAATGCACAAACAACAACTGACAGATTTAAATTTAAAGTTAAAAATAGGTGATTTGGCTACATTTGAGCATGGTTATGGATATTGGGTAGACAGTGGTTATGTTTTGACACTCAGCGTTAGGGGGTTATCGACATTAGATAAGGTTTGTGGTCGTGACACTGTACAATTTCTATCAAGCGAAACCGCAACGTTAGCAAAAGGCTGGCACATATTAATATTGTCGGCTACTTTGGGTAGTGAGCGAACCGAATTATTATCAAGGCGATTGGAAGTAGTGCCAGACCGGTTGAACGATCCAGAAGTGACGGATTATATTAGCCACAACCAGAAAATGCTCAACTCCTTGACCGCTTTTATTGAGGGTAGGGCGGAGGATGGACAAATAGACCACGTGAAATCCATGATTGGGGACAAGGAACTTTGGCAAACTCCTATGGCTGAAATAATAAAAATACGGGACACTTATCATAACAAGGTAAAAATGGAAAACGGTACATTTAAGAAAAAAATTAAGTTTTGGTTCAAATGATTTGACAACTTTAAACAACTTATGGTATAAATGGGATATTGGGCGGATGTCCAATAATACTAGGGAAAATAATATTGTTTGAATTCTTAAAGCGTAAGCAAAGCGTCCAAAAACCGGCACAAAGAACCATTTCAAAGCGGTTTTTTCAAGCGGCCGGTTATGGTAGGCTTGACGATTATAACGCAACCTTTAGCTTAAACGCAGACATTAACAGTGGTTTGGCGACCATTCGCAGCCGAGCGCGCGCTATTGTTAATGACTCAGGGCATGCGAAAAACATCGTTACCACGCTTAAGAATAATATTGTAGGTGATAATGGCGTGGTTTTTTCATGCCAAGCCAAACGGCCAAACGGCTCGCTTGATGCATCAGACAACAACCTAGTTAATGTTGAGTTTGCAAAATGGTGCAAGTATGGCAATTGTACCGTTGACGGGGCTATGGATTTTGTAAAGGCACAAGAGCTTGTGCTAGAGACTGTGGCGGTAGACGGCGAGTGCTTAATCCTGTTTAGGCGTGGCCGTGAGTTTGGAAAACATCAATTCCAGTTTGAGATTTTAGCACCTGACAACCTGGATGAATATTATTTCACCATGATGTCTAATGGAAACATTGTATATCAAGGCGTGGAGCTAAACAAGTATAACCGGGCAGTTGCTTACCATATTTGGAGATATAACAGAAATGACCCTGCCCAACAGTTGCAAGCCCAAAGCAATGAGCGGATAAGAGTCCCAGCCGAGGACATGCTCCATATTTTCGATCCGAACGTACCCAAACAAGTACGTGGGATTAGTTGGTTTGTTGCATCGTTAGTACCTATTCATCATTTGAGCAAGTTGTCTGTCAACGAGTTAGAAATGACGCGTTTGGCGGCTATGGAGCAGGTGGCTTTCAAGATAAAAGAAGGCGAAGGCTACCAAACCCCTGACGATGACGACCTAACAGACACAGCAGACTATATTAACCAGACCGCTGATTCTGGCAGCATCACAATTTTACCACCTGGCGTTGAGCCGGTGGCGTTGGACTGGAAAAGCCCTAACCTACACATGCCACAATTTCGCAAAGACAAATTGCGTGAGATAGCGGCGGGATTCAGCACCAGTTACAACTCAATTTCAAAAGATTTAGAAAGCGTAAACTATTCAAGCGCAAGGTTTGGCGCGTTAGAAGATCACATTTCGTGGTCTAGCAAACAGAAATGGTTTATCAATGTCTTTTGCAATCGGGTTTATGTTGAGTGGATGAGTACCCAGTTAGTCATTGGTACATTTCCATTTGTCGGATTGTCGAAGCTTGATAAATTCCTGGATGTGAAATGGCAGCCAAGGGGATGGCAATCGGTAGACCCGGTAAAGGATGCAAATGCCAACGCCAGCAACCTTGAGAACCTACTGACAACCAGAACGGAAATAGCCGCGCAAACTGGTGGGACGTTTGAGGAATTGGTGAACAAACAGGTTGAAGAATACCTATACATCAAGAAGACTTTTGAAGCAGCCGGTTTACCAGTCCCACCACCGAGCTATATGGCGTTGACAATTAAACACGCCCCACAAGAACCTGCCCAGGTGAAACCATGAGTGAAACAAACGAGTTTTATAGATCAATTTCGTTGGATGAAGAAATTGATTCAGATGACAGTACAATTGATATTTCGTTTAGTAGCGAAGAACCCTATTTACGGTCGTTTGGTTGGGAGGTTTTAAGCCACGATCAAAACGATGTAGACTTGTCATTTTTAGGATCAGGCAACGCTCCGTTTCTATCTGACCATGTCAACGATGATCATCATTTTCAATTAGGCGTGGTTGAGAGCGCAAGGATTGAAGGTGGTAAAGGTCGGGCGTGTATACGATTTTCAGAAGATGAAAAGAAGCAGGGCGTAATACACGATATTAAGGAATTAGTTAGACCCAATATTTCCGTGGGATACCGGATAACTGGGAAAATTAAAGACGGTGAAAAGGACGGAGTTGAGGTTTACAGATGTCAGTGGATGCCATTTGAAATTTCTAGCGTCGCAATACCCGCAGATACAACCATCGGCGTAAACAGATCCGCCGACACAATTAACCCACAACCGGAAATACAACTTATGACAAATGAAATGATTGAACCTGTAACCGCACCGGTTACACAAGAGCCAGCAGTGGTACTATCCGCGCAACCTTTAGAAAAGCGTGGTGCTGACCCTGTTGAAGTTTTGACGCTGTGCCGTAAATATGGAATGGGTGATAAAGTCGAGGGCTTTTTGAGAAGCAAAGCGACTTTAGACCAAGTAAAAGAAGCTGTTTTTGCAGAATGGGAAGCCCGTAACGCAGAAACTAGCGGATTGGGCAATGGTGTAATTCAACCTGGAAAAAGTGCGGCGGTACATACCCGCAAACAGGAAGAATTTAGCCTAACCAAAGCGTTCAGGGCAGCAGCCACTCTGGATTGGCGCGATGCTGGTTTGGAACGTGAAACATGCCAAGAACGTGCACACAATGACATTAACTGCCGTGGATGGGACAAAGACACTGTTATTATTGACACTCGGGCAGCGTTGACACCATCAACAAACGTTTCGGCAGTTGGCAACGGTTCGCAGTTAGTGGGAACAACTTACATGCCCGAACGACTGATTGATGCCTTGTGGAACAAAACATGGTTATCTAGCGTAGGTACTGATAATTTTATGGGCATGGTTGGTAATGCGTCTATCCCAGTTATTACCTCTAATGCCGTGTCTACAATGGTTGGTGAGGTTGCAGACCTGCCAGCACCACAAGCATTGGCAACTGGTTTGAAAACCTTGTCACCAAAAGAAATGGTTAGCAAGTTCGCATATTCCAGACAAATGCTTATCCAAGGTTTGCCGAATGTTGAAGCTAAGATCCTTGAACAATTATATGCGTCGATTGGCCAAAAACTTGATGGTTTGGCATGGGCTAACTCTGGTGTAACACTGTCCACTACCGGTTTGCTTAATGAAATTACACAGATCGTGGCGATGGGTACGAATGGAGCAGCGCCAACGTTGAAATCTTTTGTTGACCTACGCAAAGCATTACTCGCACAAAAAACATTACAGGGCGCATTGGCTTTTGTAATGTCCGGGGCATTGTACGAAACATTGGGTTATACGTTGAAAGACAGTGCTAACACCAATAGCGGCTATATCCTGCCTGATGGTGGCAATACATTGAAATCAACGCCTGTTGTTTGGTCGCAAAACATACCAAGCAACTTGACAAAAGGTACTGGTACAAACTTATCAGCGGCAATCCTTGGTAACTGGAACGATTTCATCGTTGCCCAATGGGGTACAATTGCGGTTGAGTTTGACCGTATATCAGCAGCAGATAACAGCCAAATTGTTATCCGGTCTTACAGTTTCTGGGATATGGCAATCAAACGCCTTGAATCCTTTGCAATTGTTAAAGACTACATAGCTTAAGTAAATGTTGTTTAGCGGCAAACAATTAAACGGTATGTTTAAGCACTTCGAGCAGCGTGTTTTTGCCAATCGCGGGACTGTTAACGAGTTTGTGTTTGCCGCTGTTTTCGATCATCCGGCAGCGGATTATGGGGAAGAAGGTCAATACTCGGGACGGCAAGCCACCCTTACCATACCGACAACAACGGCTCAAAAGGTTAGCGTTGGGACTAAGTTAAATATTGATAATCGAAATTATCGCATAACTGACATAAACCCAGACCAAATGACCGAGGGTTATTCAAAGATCGAGTTGAAATATGATTGATTTACGGGCGGCTGTTTACGCCTTACTCAACGATGGGTCAATTAACGCGGTTATTGATAAAGCGAGGGTTGAACCTATTCAGGGTGGCAGCTTGGTTAATGTAGGGTTAGTGCATAAGAATTTTAACCGGATTGGGCAGACATTATTCAATGTTGATGCGCAATTGGTATTGTGTGTTATGGTCGAATCGCCTATCGGATACGCTGAGAAGCTGGATCTATTGGTTGATTCAATCGTTACCAAAATTCTTACTGACTCCTCGCAACTACTTAATTTAAGCGTTGATTCAGCTAGGGTTGATTACCGTTACTCAGAAGCAGGAGATAGCAATCTAGCAGAAGCGGAAATCAAGCTTAATTTTGAATACACTGACACAATCAGTGCTGTATTTGACAAAACCATAAACAGTTTGCATGTTGACATTGATAAAGACGCTAACGGGTCGATTGAATACTCATTTATTACAACCTTAAACAACTAACTATGCTATGATATATAAATTAAACAATAGGGCAATAAAGCACCCTGTAAGTAACCAGGATCTACCAGACACATTTAGCGATGATAATGAGCCTTTCGAAACCAGGGCTTTTTTTCAACGCAGATTGGCAGATGGGTCGTTAGTTGTTGCTCCTAATCCAGTTACCCCTCCAGTGGAGACTAAATAATGACAATTTCTTTTAACAGTGTTCCACGTACGCGAGTCCCAGGATTTTATCCTGAATTTGTTAGCGCGGATAACACCAGCAACAAAGGCAACAAAACTTTAATTATTGGGCAAGCAGTCGGCGTTGTGTCACAGACGCCAGTTTTGATTACAAACCCAGATCAAGCGCGTGGCGCGTTTGGTTACGGCTCAATCGCTGCTCGTATGGTTGAAGCTTACTATAAAAACGACGATTCCGCCGAGTTATGGGTTTTACCGCTCAATGATGGCGGATCATCCACAGCGGCCACGTTTACTATCACCTTGACTGGTACAGGCACGGCGGCAGGTACGCACCATTTATATGTAGCGGGGGTTTATGTACCTATTGGTGTATTAGCATCTGACACCACTCCGACATTACAAGCGGCCAAGATTGCGGCGGCTATTACAGCTATGCCAGACTTGCCAGTTACAGCGGCTGCTGTTGCTGGAGTTGTTACGTTGACCGCAAAAAACAAAGGTACGTTAGGTAATCAGATTGATGTAAGGGTGAACCATTTATCCGACATTGCTGGCCAAGTAACACCCGCAGGGATAACTGTAGTTATTGCCGCAGGTGTTACCGGAGCAACCGATCCAACACTAGCCACTATTTTATCAGTAGCGTTGGGCGATACACCTTTTGACAACTTTGTAAACAGCTTAAACGATGTCACAAACATTAACGCTATGAAAGCGTTTGTTGATGCCCGTTGGAGTCCAACAGTCAGGTTGTTTGGACTCCATTTTGAAGCTAAACAGGATTCGGTTGCTAACTTGGTTACATTAGGCTCAACGGTATCGTTTAACGATGGACGGCAGGTACTTGTTGGTTACACAGGATCTCCAACCTTTGCACCGGAAGCGGCGGCAATGGTTGCGGCACAAGCGGCAAACAGCCTTGCTATTGACCCAGCACGACAGTTGAAAACATTACCGCTTGTTGGTTTTGTTTTGCCTAAAGGCGGGTTGCAACATACCTATACAGAGCGGGTAAGCTTGCTCAATAACGGTATTGCGACAATTGTTTATAACAGTGGTGTTGCACGCATTGACCGGGCAATCACAACTTATCTTAAAAACGCGCAAGGTGTTGTGGATGAGTCGTACCTTGACATTATGACAAGTGCATCGTTGGTTGAGATTGAGCGAACATTCGAGGATGGCGCACAGCTTTACGCACGTTCAAAACTAGCGGCGGATGGCTCAACCTTTGGTGATGGCCAGGACATTGTTACACCAAAAACAGTTAAGGCTGATTTTGCGTCGATTTATGAAACACTTGTCGAGCGCGGGATTTGTCAAGATCAGGCAACATTCGAACGGAGATTAATTGTCGAGATTGATACCCAAGACCCTAATCGCTTGAACGTAATGTTACCTGTGACACTTGTTGGAAACTTGATGGTTCTGGCCGTACAAGTTCGCTTTTCACGCTTTGCGGCTTAAGGAGAATATACAATGGCTTTAAAAATAGCGGGAATGGCGTCTATTAGGTTTAATGGACGGTCTTATGATAGTACTGGCGAGTTCACGGTAAGGATGGGTGGATCTAAAAAAGACCCAATCACCTTGGCAAGCGGGAAAACACACTTTACTGAGACATTGACACCTGGCATGATTAGCGGATCAATTGTTACGTTACCTGGACTTAATATAACCGACATTAAAAATGCGGTTAATGCGGTAGTGCAAATACAAGCAAAATCTGGACACGTCTACATTATGAAGGATGCCTTTTTTAGCGCGGAGGGAGAAATTGATCCGATGGCGGCTAAGTTTTCTTTAGAGTTTACCGGCGCACCGGTAAAGGTAGTTAATTAGTTTTATGTCACAATTATCCCGGCGTAACAACCGGGATTTTTTAAAGGTGAATAAATGGCAGATAGATACGTTTTAGATTATCCAATAGACATTGCAAACGACGGGACGGACGTTATAAAAGATGTACCGTTAAACCGTTTGAAAGCCAAACAAATGCAGGTCGCGTATGGCAAGAAAGCGAACGCTCGTGATTTTTCCAATTATCTGATAAGCCAATCGACAGGGTTAACATTAATTGAGATAGGCGAGTTAGACGAGTCGGACTATGACGGTTTAGTGGATGCAATAACCCCTTTTTTGTCCCGGAGTGGGAAACTGTAGAGAAGTCTATTTTTGATTTGTTACGGTTTTGGAATGGTGCTATACAATACTCAGATCTAATGGACTGCACCATGCCGGAGTTAGAAGTTATCCTAAAAAATGCGGAACGCATTCACAAATTAGAAAATCCAGACGATGAGCAAGACGTTTAATATAAGCACTATTTTTTCGGCCGTTGATAAACTATCAGCACCTGTTAAAAAGATCGAATCTAATATTGATAAGCTTGCTAATAAGGTACATCCAATGGCGGCTAAAATGTCTCAGGGATTCGGTAAGGTTGACACAAGCGCGGCAAAAACGGCACGCGAGGTCGACAAGTTAAAAAATAAATTCCAGTTCAGAAACCAGATAGGGCATATTAATTCGTTGATAGGCGCGATGGGTAGGCTCGCGTCGAAAACAGCTAGTATTGGAAAATCATTACTGCCCGGATGGGGTACAGCGGCCGTTGTCGGCGCGGCTGGATATGGTGCGTATAGGGCAGTGCAGAACGCAAGCCAATATGAAGGGATCGAAACAAGCACAAAAGGATTAATAGCCAGTAGCCCACAGTTCAAGCGTACCATGAGCATAGCTGACCGCGAACGTTTAGCTGTTGAACAGGGCAAGCTCGCAGAATGGGCGGGGAACGTATCAGTAGGACAGTTCAAAGACTACGCGAATATGCAGAATGTCAACCTTGCCCGAGGGATAGCTCCGGATAAAAGGCTTATGGCGGCGTATGGATCATTGGCAGCAAGTATGCCAAACATGGACGATCAGGCCGGGCAGTTTTTGGAAACATTGAAATCAATAAGTCGTGGTGAAATGGCAACGGCTGACAATATCCCAGGAGTCAAGGGGCATATTGACAAGAAAAACCACGAAGCTTATCTAATGAAGGATGGCACTAAGTACCAACTTGGGGCAGCCGACAGTAAGAATTATTCTAAAAACCTAAACGCAGCATTAACAATAATAGCTGAGAAGTATTTCAAAGAACTTGGCGAAATGCAAGGTAAGACTTTTGAAGCCAAGTTTTCAACTATGCAAAGTGGGTTTACTCGAACCCTTGATGCGATGGTTAGAAAAACAAGTTGGTGGGAGCAAGCCATTAAGCCTGGTTTGGACGGACTAACAACCAGCATTGTTAGCTTACAACCAAAGTTTGTAGAATTATCACAAAGTATTTTTAATAAATTGATGCCAGCTTTCACAAGAGGTGGTCAGTCTATTGATACCTTTGTTAGTGAGACCGTGCAAAAAATGATTGATGCGGTTAACGCGCTTGAACCAAAAGACATCGACGCATTTAAAACAGGCTTGATTGATACGGGTAAAGCCATATTTGGCGTTATCGGTGCGATAAATTCATTCCTGCCCACATTGCAAGCGTTAATAAACAACCTTGCTGACCCAAACAACGCTGCGGTTGACAGGTACGTTAACGACGCTGAGTCGAAGGGTTATCAGAAGATGAGCCTAGGCCAATCAATAGAGTACCAAGCTAAGTATGGTTTAGCACCGTTCGCAGATGACGGCGCGGATTTTTCAAGAAAAGTAAATGATAAGTTAGCCGAACACCGGAACGCACAAATACGGCCAGCGGCGAACGGCACGCAATCTATACCTGGCGGCGTGTTAAATCTTGACACGTACAAGTTGAGCAGTGCCAGCGAAGCGACTGCAAGCAATACGTCTATGCTGTTACAAAATAGCCAAGCGTTATTACAAAAAGCAGACCCAATCAACATAACACTAAACAGCACAACCAATGTTGATGCACAAGGGCAATCAAACACAACAACGGCGGTTAACACCGACAGCAAGCGACCAGTATCGGTAAGTAACGTAGGTAGATCATCACGCGGAACAAGTGCTAGGGGAGCGACGGCAGCATGGTAGAGGACAGCAGACCAAAAGAACCCAACGCGGAGTATATGGGTGTTAAATTTGAAGCACTGGAAGGCACAGACGCGCTAGGCAATCGGTTAGTAATACACGAATACCCGAACAGAAATACTCCATACGTTGAGAACATGGGGCGCAAAACAAGAAAGCTTACGCTTAAAGCTGTTTGCTCGGGTGACGATTGGGAATCAAAGCGGGATGCAATAATAACGGCGATCGAGAACAAAAAACCAGCGACATTGATTCATCCATCGTACGGAAAGATCGAAAACATGGCGTGTGAGGAATGTAATATTTCCACGTCGTATGTTAATGGGAAGGGTAAATGCGATATAGACTTGACATTTATTGATGCTGGTAAAGATCAATTCCCGGCGGCAAAGGTAAACACACAGGATTTAGTAAACATTAAGGCGGAAGCGTCTAAATCAATAATACAACAAGCGTTCGGGCTTGCGTATGACGTGGCAAGGTTGCCACAAACTGCCGCTGATTTTATAAGCAACCAGATCCAGAGTTTAACAGGTTACACACCTTATCAGTTTTTAAGTGGTGCTGATGCGATCCGCTCATTTCTTGCAACTGATTTTATCGGCAATGCGTTGGATATGTCCAATGGGGTAAGCAGTTATTTAGGATCGTTTAGGGTTGCGTTTTTCGATTCGCTGGATGAAGCAGGTACAAACAATAGCAATCACGGCACGTTTAACACCACTACCCCACGGCGGGCTTTAGGATTGTTGGGAATTATCAGTAAATCAGCAATTGTACATCACGAAAAAAACACAATTAAGCCGGTAACAGAAAACAAAAAGAAACAATTGGCACAAAGTAAGCTTGTGACTGCGTTGATTGTTTCGCATTGCGCAATAGAAAAAGCGCAATGCTCAACGTACATTGAGTATGCAAACTTAACCGACGCAAAAACGGTATGGGAGGAAGTACTCACAGGATTGGACGATGCCATAAGCTATGCAGCAGATAACCAGTTAGACGTATTTTACAGGGAATTAAAAAACGTAAAATCAGCATATCAACTTGACATACAAGTTAGATCGCCGGGATTAACAATGCTGAGTTATCTAAATATAACCGTCCCGGTATCATCATTGGTGTTGGCGTACAATTTATATGAGGATGCCACAAGGGCGGATGAGATTGTTACCAGAAATAACATAGCGCACCCTGGATTTATTACAGGGCATAAAATCGAAGTATTGTCGCAATGAAGACAGACAAGTTAATAAGCCTTAAGATTGGCGCAAATAACTATTACGGATGGGAATCGGTGGACGCTGCCCGGGCGTTGAATATTGCGAGCGGTCATTTTTCAATGTCTGTCAGTAACCTTGCTATGGATTTGACAGAGATCCGGCCAGGTGTTGAGTGTTCCGTTTGGTATGGTGACAATGTTGTAATGACCTGCTTAATTGATGAAGTGAGCGTTGATTATGACGCACATAGCCACAAGGTTACGGTGAGCGGTAGAAGCAAAACTAAAGATCTAATTGATTGCAGCGCACTAACAACCGGCTCATTTAAGTCTGACATATCACCTTTAGAAATAGCCGAAAAACTGGCCGGTGATTATAATATCCCGGTTAAGGCCTATAACCTGGATTGGATCAAGAAATTCAACGGTAAATTTACAGTAGAACCCAATGGGGAGACTGTTTTTAGTGCGTTGGAAAAGCTTGCCGAACTCGAACAATTTTCGATAACTGACAATGAAAAAGGCGAACTTGTTTTATTCAGGATAGATAAGAAAACAGCGAAGGATTCCGGTAATACAATTAGGCATGTGTTGGCAGACGATGAGACAAACAACGTTTTGCACGGGGCGTATTCGCAAAAGGAAAACGATACTTACAGAACTATTGAAGTGCGCGGGCAATCAAAGGGCAATGATCAGGTGTTTGGTAAACAAGTGTCTAATAACTCAGCACGGCACGTTAACAAAAATGTAACCAGAAACCGGACATTGATAATCCAGTCACAAGCCGAAGTGACAAAAGACGAAATGCAAAATTTGGCAAACTGGGAGCAAGCGCACCGGATCGGACAGGCTGAAACATGGTCATATAAATTGCAAGGCTGGCGTGGTGAAAACTCACTTTGGCGACCAGGTGAAATGGTAACCGTGTTGGATGATTTTCTTTTTTCGGGGGAATCACAACTGTTAATCGAGGAGGTGGCTTATTCAGTCAGCAACAACGATGGAACATTAGTTAACCTTAAGTTGGTTAATTTCGACGCATACGCATATAAACCGATCACAGAGACGGATTCCAAAGTTGATACGAGTGCAAGGCAACGGCGCAAGGTTAAGCTAAAACGCAAAGGCCAATTAAACAAACAGGATGATGATATAATATTAGCCTTACCTGACGAGGTTAAAGAATGACAATAAGAAAAGGTGTCATTGAAACCACGCTGGACACCGGAAAAATGCAGACTGTTTCCGTTAGCGGTTTGGCGGGGGAGTCGCACGATGGGGTAGAGGTTTACCAACAATTCGGCTTTACATCAAACCAACCTCAAATAAACGACGATGGTAAAGGAGCTGAATGTATCCTAGCCAGGGCGCAAGGAGTGACTGTTGTAGTGGCAATGGATGATCGGCGGCATAGGCCAATAGACACGCCACAAGGAGGTGTGACGGTTTATAGTTCCAACCCTGCCCAACGCATAACTATTGATCCAGAAACAGGCATAAAGTTAAAAACAGGTGCGTTTTTTATCGAATTGCTTAATGATGGCACTGTAAACATAAATGCAGCAACAGTAAATATTACAGCTGACGTTAGTTTTACGGGCAATCTTACCAGCAATGGTAAAAATATCAGTGACACTCACACGCACAAAAACGTACAAGCTGGTAGCGGTAACAGCGGCGGCGTTAACTAATGCTTATCGAATTGCGAGGGATAAAGGAACTCGGGAATTTGTGTTCAGGATTCAGAAAACAGCTACCGTTTGCAACGGCCAACGCTTTGAATGAGGTAGGGTTTGGTGTTATGCGAGGGTTAAAATCAAGCTTGAGCGGCGATCTTGATGTATTGCGTAACAGCTTTACGGCGCGTAGCATACAGGTTGATAAAGCAAACAAGGGTAATCTGAAAGCGGAGGTAGGGTTCGAGTCAAAAGCTTATTACATGAGTAAGCTAAACGACAAGGAAACACGCCACCCAACGAAATCAAAATATCTGGCTATACCGACAACCTACGCACGGCGCGGGAACACTATAAAAGGGTTGCTTAAATCACCAATGCGGTTAGGTGTTATAAAATTCCATATAAAATCATCAAAATATTTCATCCTGCCAATGAAAAACGGGCATAAAGGTATATTTGTTAGGGTTAGTAAGGGCGGGTTGCGTCGAAAGCGTGAGCGAACAACAAGCAAATCGCAGCTTGTTTTGGTCTATACTTTAGTAAAGCAAGCAAGTTATAATAAGCGGGACTATTATAACTTTGAACTGAAAGTTATGCGTGAAGCAAAAGCAATTAACTTTCAACAACTGATGATGAAACACTTACTAAAGGCCGTTAGATAATGCACTTGGAATATTCTAAAACGATTGGTGGGTTTGATCTTGTATTTGATACTGACCAAACAACAGATCAATCGCTAAAAGACGCGGTAATAATTAGCTTGTTTTGCTGGAAACGAGCCGCACCCGAAGAGGTTGTTAACGATGAAAATTATGGTTGGTGGGCGCGGGATTTTGGATCGAAACTATGGTTGTCAAGACGCGCTAAAACAACTCCCGATTTGATAGGAAAGCTTAAAAAAACCATTGAAGAATCCTTATCATGGATGGTTGAAGATGGAGTTGCCGACAACATAAAAGTAACGGTTGCCAAAAACCCCAGCGATCCGTCTGTGATCGGGTCTGAAATAGTGGTAAGTAAAAACAATAAAACCACGGTTGTTAGGTTTGCTAATTTGTGGGACGCTGTCTAATTGCTTAATTGGCCTGATCTTTATTTACAACCTATTAATTTATGGTCATTGCCCAAAGCCAACAAAAAGCAAAGTTGTAAAAAGATGTTGATTAAAAACAGCAATTATGATACAGTTGGGAATAAGTTAAAACGGGCGAACAATGAGCTACACAGGCAACGTTAAACCAACTCTAAAGGAATTATCGGAGCGCATATTTTCCGATATTAACGCACAAGTACCAAACCAAGATGCGCGGTTACGTAACACCGTGTTAAATATCATTGCCGACGCATTGATAGGGGCAGCTTATGAATTGCATGGTAGGCTAGATATAGTAGCGGATCAAACTAATATCTTATATTGCACCGGAGATAACCTTGATATTTACGGCTCAATTTGGGGTATAAGCAGAAAGCCGCCCAGTAGATCAACAGGAACGCTCACGGCAACCGGTACAAACGGATCGGTTATCCCTGTTGATACCATATTGAATGCAAACGGATCAAAAGTCACCGTTATCGAAGAAGCGACAATTGCGAGCGGTACGGCACAATTAAAAGTTGAATCTATTAACGTAGGTGCTGGAGAAAATAAACAACTTGGTACTATTTTTACTTTGCAATCGGCTATTGCTGGCGTTAACCCATCCGCAACGGTTGTATCCTTAACGGGTGGTTCAGACGTTGAAACAGACGAAAACTATAGAATACGGATCTTGGATCGTTTGGCACAAGCTCCGCATGGTGGTTGTGCATTGGATTATAAGCATTGGGCAATCGAAACACCGGGGGTTACTCGTGCGTGGGTCGCTAAGGGCGGTCGAGGTGTAAACAGCGTCGATGTTAGATTTACACGTGATAATGACCCCTCCTGCCCAGGCGGAATACCTTTACCGTCACACGTTGAAACGGTACAAGCTTATATAAATGACGAATCGAGAAAACCAATAACTGCTGACGTGTTAGTATTAGCACCAATTTCAGTACCTGTTGACATTACCGTAGATGTGTTATCACCTTACAATTCTAAGGTAACGGTGAACATCCAAAATGAACTGGCTGATTTATTCAACACGCGGTCATTCCCTGGAAGCACTCTCCACCGATCCTGGATATGGGACGCGGTTGCAAATGCGACAGGTACAAACCACTTTGTATTAACAAGCCCAGTTACTGATTTAACATTCTTGACTGGGCAAATGCCAACACTCGGAACAGTTACCTTAAATGCGTAGTGTTGTCGATTATACATCAGCGTTAATTGGGTTATTGCCGCCAGGTATTGTTTTTAATAATGAGCCTGGTAGCGGCACTAATAAATTGCTAACAGGTTTGGCTGATGAACTTGTTAGGATTGATTCAGCAATTGATAACCTGATTACCGAGTCAAACCCTGTAACAATGAGCGCGTTCATCGACTCGAGATACGATGAAGCAGGGTTGCCTATAAATTGCACCGGTACGCCAGCTTCTAGCCAAACACAACGTAAACTTGAGGTGTTGGCTCAATGGCGAGCCGTGGGGGGGTGCACGGTGGAATACTTTCACGCATTGCTCGAAACACTTGGAGTACAAGCGTACATTGAAGAATTATATACAACCTACCCTCAAGCATCATGCATTTCTACATGTGTTGATTATGTATCAAGCCCTGATTGGGAACATACTTGGCGAATTGTGTACGAAGATCAAACAGCTAAGAAATTTATAGTCGGCTCAAACCAAGCAGGGCATAAATTAGGTACGTACGGCGGAGTGCTTGACAAATTCAAATGTATAATTGAACGATTAAAACCCGCCCACACTTACGTACAGTATGTGTCGGCGTCCTCATTATAAGGGTAATTAAATTATGGAAATGCCACGCGGCACAGATTTAGAAACAACGAGACCGGCCAGGGTAACATCAGGCACTGTTGGCTATTTTCGTAATTCAAGCACGGTTGACGCTCAGGATGGGAGCGTACTAGATAACGATTTTTTAAATGACATTGTTGATGAGGTTGTTAGCCTAGTAACGACACCAACGGGCGGAAACACATCATTAAGTACCAGCACAACACAATGGCGGGATGCAATTCTTGCTATGATCGGTCGCGCAATAAAGGGCGGTTCGTTATTCATACCCAATTTGACAAATGTTTCACCTGTTTTAAGTAATTTCACAAAGCTGGCTGGCGTTGGTGGTTTAGATGGAGCTAACAATGGTAACTTGCTTGTTGGTGCGGCGGGCACTGTAGTCACCAACCATCCAACACAAACAGTATCAATATCAGCACCAGTTACAGACGCTACCCATGTTTTAGCAAGGGTATGGTTAAATACTAATGCGGGTGGTAATTGTAACGTAGATTTATGGGTTCGTAAAAATTCCGGGGAAGCCTGGCAGCGTAAAATGACAATTGACCCAGAAGGGGCTGGTTTTGAAGGTGAACATTGGGCTACTTTTCCGATAGCGATAGACACATCAACAAAAACTTTTCAATATTATGTACAGTTCAATAGAACGGCTAATTCTTCCACGGGTGGTTTAACAGCCGTCTATATTGTGCAAGAAGGGCAATATATCAGCACTATTTAAAGGATCACAACATGCAACGAATCAAAGATAATAATGCAAGTGCCACATTACCGGCTTATAGTGCCGGCGGTTCTGTTACAGGTTATTTCCAAGTTGGCGATCCTGAAAACAGCATACCGCCAACAAAATTTAATCCAGATTGGTGCAACCAAATACAAGAGGAGCAATGTTTGGCGATTGAGGAATCAGGTTTAATATTATCATCCTCCGAACTTAACCAATTGGCGCAAACTATTGGGCGGTTGAGTAAACGTAGAAATGTGCTGATTAATGGACGCTTCCAGCTATGGGATTATGCCACAACCCAAACTACAACTGGTTATGGTAGTGCTAACCGGTGGTTGTTTACGCATACTGGGGTATCAACTAAAACTGTTACAAGGCAAACATTCTACCCAACAGGGTCAGCATTGGCTGCTGTAACTGTTCCCAATGCCCCATCTTATTTTGTAAGGCAAGTTCTACCAGCAGTAGCGGCTGGTGCTGGTAACAGTTGTTTAATGCAGCAGAGGATTGAATATGTTAAGACATTCAACGGCACTAAAGCTACTTTAACTTTTTGGGCTAAAGCCGACGCTCCTAAAAATATAGCGGTTTCACTAGATCAGTTCTTTGGTGTAACAGGTGCATCGGCGGCGGTAAACGGGAACGGTGTTTTAGTTGCCATTACGGCATCATGGGCGAAATATAAAGTTACTTTCGATGTACCATCTATTACAGGGAAAACACTAGGCACAGATGTTAGTGATTATCTTTCTGTTAATTTTTGGCTTAGTGCTGGTTCAAACTTTAACGCCAGATCGGGAACATTGGGCGAACAGGCTGGCACATTTGAGATAGCCGAAGTACAGTTTGAATCAGGAAGCATTGCTACCGACATCGAACGTCGTCCAGAATCAGACGAACAGCGATTATCAAACCGATTTTATCAAGCTTCAACAAGTACGTTTGCATCTATTATGAGTGGTGACGTTACAAGTGGACAAACCTATTACGCGCAATATGATTTTAAAGACACTATGAGAGCAATACCTACTATTACGCTAACAAATGTTTCCCAGATTAACTTCCCTGCTACTGTTGGTGCAACAACAGACACTATTTATGGCTTTCATGAAGGCCGTGTGGCGAACGGCACAGGTCGTGGGTTCTTTGGAAGTTCTTACACGGCTAGTGCGGAACTGTAATGGCAACAATTCGCGATTTAGAAATAGATCAAGGTTCGGATAAAACGTTAGTTTTTACTGTTTACAATAATGAAGCAACCTTACCCAACCTTGTTAACATTTCTGGTTATACTGCTAGATTCTGGATTGCAAAAGCCCAAGGTATCCCTGCAATACTTAAGATTGATAGCACTAATGGCGTTACCATTCAAGGGTCAGCCGGAACTATTACCGTGATGATCCAACACGCGTTAACAAGCGCTTTGAAATTCCCAGACCGGATATTCAAAGGGTGCTATCAGGTTGAACTTGTTGCACCTGACACAAGAGTATATCGAGTATGTGAGGGCGCAATAACAATAAGCAAAGAGATCATAAAACCATGATGAGTGATTATTTTACAGTAGAAGATGATGGGACTAAGCCTATCGAGCAGTACATAACAACGGTTAACGAAAGTATGGACGGATCAGGAGTTAACGTGCAGGTTTACAGTTATGTTAACGACGTTACTCGACAAGTGACCAGAAATCATGGGCTAGAAAACGAATACAAAGAACCGGTGCAAAGAAGTATTGCGTATAGATCATTGCTCACTGTACCGCGTGAAGCATTGGACAAAGTAATCGACGCTTTGCAAAAATTAACAACTTGACACAACTGAGGAAATACCATGCCCGATTTAGTAACCACATCAGGAAAAGCCATAATCACTAATAGATTAAATGGCGGCGGTACAACACCATTGAATATCCAGATCGGAACAGGGGCAACAGCACCCGCCGCAGGTGATACTGCTTTGCAAACACCACTAACCCCACGCGTCGCCGGTACTGGATCGCAAGTGACAACAACCACAACCAACGACACTTTTCGTGTTACTGGCACAGTTGGTCCTGCTGCTGGCTATGCCGGGGCGATCACCGAAGCCGCATTATTTGACAACATTACTGGTGGTAACATGCTTTGCCGGTCAACGTTCGGAGCGATTACATTAACAGCTTTGGATTCGATTGCATTTACTTTCAACGTCCAATTTACTTAAGGCTTAAGTATGGCGACCACTCAAGATTCAATAATTGCCGGGTATCAGCCGCCGTTTCCGTTTCTAAAAGCGGCAACTGCCACACCGGTTGCATTTAGACCGATGACTTTGTGGGGATTGAACGGTACGACTGGCGCGGGTGTATATAACGGCACGCTTAATGGGGTGGCTCTTGATTCAACCACTGCCCAATTGGCCGGCCAGATCCCTTTTGTTGATGTCGCCCCCTCCACATACAATTACTTGGCTAATATCACATTGGCGATGAACGTTCACGGCCAGATTATTTTTGCGGATAGGTTGTGGCACAACGGCGGAATAACCATAACCAGCACCAGCGCACAGGCAATAACGAGCCCGACATTTCCGGCACGCGATGCAAACGGATCAACGAACGGGGAAGGGGTATTGTTAGCTGTTGAAGTTTCGGCAATCACTGGAGCAGGTACACCGACAATAACAATCAGCTACACAAATAGCGATGGTACAGCGGGACGTACCGCCACCAACGTGCAAGCCACCACGGCAGCAAGTGTGGTGGGGTCAACATACCTTATGAGTTTACAAGCAGGTGACACGGGTGTCAGGTCGGTGCAAAGCATAACACTAAGTGCAACATGGACAAGCGGTACTATCAACATAGTTGCGTATCGACCAATAGTAAGTGTCGTTGGAATTGCAAATACTCCAGGTATCTTTGATCCATTAACCGGCGGCTTTAGTAAGATGTACAACGGGTCTGTCCCGTTTCTAATTATCGTGAACCCGGCGGCTACGGCCATTACTTCATTCTTTAACTTTCAATATAGCCAAGTAGCGTAATGGCTATATGGGGTGCGAGGGGCAGGAAAGGAAACAACTATAGGCGGTTTTTTACAAGAGCCGTCTTTGGTTTAACTGCGTCCAATCCCCCGCCAAAATCCGAATTATGGGATGACCTGTATTTTAGTGGTGGGGTAGAGTACCTAAAAACACTGGTTTATAGTGCGGCCGGGTCATTAGATAATGTTAAGTCAGTAAGCAAGCTTGCCCAATACACATCAAATACCGTTGAATCAATTGTAAAGTCAATTGGAAAGCTCTCCCAGTATACATCAAATACCGTTGAATCAACGGTAAAGGTAATCAACAAAACAAACAAATATACAATCGCTACCTCTGAGGGACTCATAAAGATTGTAAATAAAACGATCGACCTCACTAGCACAATCGTTAACACAATAACCGCCGTTGGTATTTTTGGCGGGATCATATTCAACAAGACATTAAGTTATGTTGCAACCGCTAGCGAAACTTTAACTCGATCCATAAACAAGGTTAATGGTTACAGTGTATCTAAATCGGCTACACAAACCAAGGCTATCGGAAAACCACTAACTCTTGTAAACAGTGTAGGCTCGCCCATTGTCCGGCTAATAACAAAACCGATCGCACTGCTGCAAACCAAGAGTTACACCGTATCCAAGCGCACATCAAGGTTGTTAAATTACACGCTATCCAACACGATAACACTGCTTAAGGTTATCAACAAGGCGTTAGCCTACGCTCAAATGGTTGAGCAATCAATTGTAACGCTTTATATTAACGGTGGTTTTGTACAGGCTTTCCAGAAAATGGTGGCACTCTTTAGGTTTGGAAACATTGAAACACGGCACGAGTTGGCGGTTGAGCAGCGTGTTAGTGTTGTTATTGATTCGATTAGCAGTGATCAATTAGACCAATTTGGCAATATTAATTTAGACCAATTAGGGCAAAATGCAGTCAGTCAAGATTATGGATTAATGTTTTCATCGTCGAGCGTAGACTGCGTGATCAACACAACTACAAACATTGACTGTACCCCCAATTTAACCAACGACAATTATATTTTAGACCAAGCAGGGAACAACTGCCTAACCCAAGCTAACGCCAACTTAATAATTTAAGGAACAATCATGCCAAACATGAAAACAACAGACCAGGCCACAATAAGCGAATTCTCACACGATGATTTGTTGTTGGTGGTCAACGTATCGGATGTGACGCAATCACCAGAAGGGTCTACTGCTAAACTAAAAGTCGGCGATCTATTAGCATCAAACAAAGTAACCGCTATTGCTAATTCCGGAGCGAGTAGGCAGTTTACGTTCGCCGGTAACAGTACCGTTGATCTGACGCTAACCGCTAATTGTGCTATTACTTTTGTCGGCGAGGTTAGCGGTCACATGGAATCAATAACGCTATTATTGAGGCAATCTGGCGCTGGTGGTTTTATTCCAACCCTGCCCGGAACAATCTATTGGGTTGGTGGCGTGCCGCCTGTATATAACACATTGATAGGTAAAATTGACAAGGTGACGCTATCGACACCGGACGGCGGAACAACTATTTTTGGGGATTATTAATGGTTTGGAACATATTCACTAACACCGATTTTCCAGATGTAGCCACCCCCTCGGTTGGGTTAGGGCTTGAGTTATACGACGGCTGGATTGATACAGGCGGGAATAGTAACCTAATTTCAGCAAGCGGGCTAATTGAGCAGACTTCCATAATAGCAAACCCGTGGCTTAATGCGCGGATGATGCGACCATTAAGCGAGTCAAAAAGAAACTCACGGTTTGTCTTGTCTTATGTTGCTTACCCGATCAACACTCCATCGATATTATGTTATCTAAGGGGCAATCACGCTAAGTCTACATTTACAGGCTACATCCCATTTATAGCACAGGACGGATCAAGCTTTAGGGTTTACCCTTGCGTTAATGGGGTTTTAAAAACGCTAGTTAGCTCGGCTAGTGGGACTACGACCGTTAGCGGTACGACATATAAACTTGACGTTGAGGTTGTACAGACTGATACAGTCAGCAGCACACTAACTTTTATTTTAAGAAACTCGGACGGCACTCAGCGCGGAAATACTGTAACGATTGTAGACACAACCCCAGAATTACAAAATATTGCGGGTGTTGTTGGGTTCGGGATAAATGCCAATAATGTTAACCCAGTTGGTGCGGGTCGCATTGCGGCGGTTGAGACTTATCAGCAGCCGCCTGTTGAGGCAACATCGTACACTGTTACGGCACAAACAGCCGGAGCGGTTAACATCGCATCTAGTAACTTTTTAGTCTATGCAAACAACGATGGTACTTTTGTCGATACAATAATAACCCCGTCGGATAATGGCGGTGGTGGCACATTTACCCCTAGCAGCATTACACTTGCGGCTTTGCAAACACTACCCGGATCGTTTAGGTATACGCCAGGATCGGCTGGAACTAAAACGATAAGCTATACAAATAACCAAGCCCTAAGCAACCCTGCAAACACTACTTATGAAGCAAGTATCTATAATATTGTTTCAGTGTTGAAGGGTCACTTTAGCCCTGGTAATTGGAAGGGGGATAACGTGCGCGGTGGTTCTTTGTATCGTAAAACTTGGAACATTGGCGCATGGTTTGAGTATAAATTCAACGCAAGCGCAACACCAACCTGCTCGTTACTGATTGAGCAAACAGCCACTACTAATACACTCGCTATTTACACGAACGGCGTGGTAACCGATGCGGTACTGGCCAGTGGTAATACGACTATCAATGGATTGATACCCAACGCATTAAACACAGTGCGGGTATATGTAACAAACAGTATTAACAATTACCGCTGGAACGATGGTATAAACACCGTACAGGTGAACGGGTTGCTTTTAGATTTGGCATCGACAGAAATAGACACTAGCACGCCGTCCGCATGGGGGTTAATGATAGGTGACAGCATCACTCAAGGTGTTAATGCGAATGCCTTTGTAGGATCATTTATACATGGTTATGCTTACAACCTAGAACGAGCGTTGAGTGAGTTGGGTTACGATTTAAGCGTAAATGCTTGCTCAGGTAGTGGCTGGACTATTCAAGGTAACGCTTTGCTGGATGTGCCAGCTTATTATAAGGTTCAAGGCGGGGTTTACCAGAATTCCTTAAGCCGCTGGAATAGGATTGACGAGAATGTATCCTTATTGGATTCGAATAGCAGAATTAGCGCGTACGGTAACACCAATAGCGAACCTGCGTTTATCATAATTAATTATCTAACTAACGATTGTGGTCGTGGTGCGGTGGTAAACGATGTGAGGTTGAGCATTGAGCAGGGTATTGTTGCATTACGAACAGCCGCACCGAACGCAGCCCTAGTGTTGGTAGTGCCTCCGGGTTTATATGACACAACAATAGGCAACAATGTTAATTCTGCGGTTTATATCACAGCACTTAAGACCGCGTTTACAAACTACACAACCGCTAACCCTAGAGACGGAAGGATAGCCTTAGTTGATTTGGGAAGTGATTTTGCAAAAACAATCAGTCGAGGTATTTACACATCCGACGGGTTGCATCCGTTGGTGTTGGGAGGTGCGGCAATGTCATCCAGATTATTGCCAAAAATATTGAGTACATTGGCTAAACTTGTTAATAAATGGACGTACGGCTAAAAATGTGAAATAATACAACTATTGACAACTTGAGGAAAATACTATGCAATCTTTTTTAATATCACAATTAGCTAAGTTTTTAACCGGTGTTTTATTCTGGCAACAGGTACGGGATGCCGTGCGTATGTACGACGACACCACAATGACTGGTGCGGAAAAGAAGGAAGCTGTAATGAAATTTTTACGTGCGGAAGCCAAGGCTTTCGGCACGTTTTTGGTGAGCCTTGCTATTGAGTTGGGAGTTGCTTATTTCAAGTCTAAGAGTGGTAAGCTTAAGTAGAACCATACTGTTAGTTGTATTGACCGGATGCTCAACCACACCGGCTCAACCAGTAATCACGGATAAGCTTAACATACCCGTGATTACTATTATTAACATTGATTTCTGAGATACGAGAATGGAAAAATATTGGGAACTAATAAACGCATTACAAAAAGGTAAAGAACTCAGTAACTCGGCAAACTGGAAAAACGCCACGATTCGAATGGGGTTTTTCTTGTCATTGTTGCACGGAGTCATCGGGTTTTTACCTCCAGATGTTGGGCAAGCGATCAACGTATCTAGTGTGGCCAATGCTTTAGATGTATTGTTTGGTGTGTTTGTCGCATATTCCACGATAGCAACAAGCAAGAAAGTGGGCATCGTTAAAAAATGAGCGCAATCGAACGGTTAGCTAAGATAGAGATCCTATTAGAAGGTGTTTGTAATCGCTTAGACGATGTTAACCTTAAGATTGAGTCGTTCGACCTGCGCATAAGAAAACTTGAAAACAGTAAATTAGCAGCATTATCGACACTAACCGGGATCGGGTTAATGTATGGGGTTATCACTGGCAACCTTGGGAAGTTTATTTCTAAATTGTTGGAATGAGTTGTTAAAACTGTGACGCGGTTATCAGAAATTAAATAATCGAGAGCTATAATTAGCACCATGAAAAGGGGTTGCCTTAACGGATGACCCCTTTTTAATTACCTTAAAATACTTCTTGTAAGTTGTTTTAAGTTGTGTATAATGCGAAACTCTTAAATGAAAAACAGGAAAAATTAAAATGACAATTGAAGATAGGATAATAGAAAACACGAAAGCAATGTTGGCGTTAACCGAAGTAATCAAGGATTTGGTAAACGAGTTGTATGTTAAAAATGATACTCCACAATCGGTTATTGAGGATCTTAAAAAAGTTGTGGAATTTGAGCCGATTGAAGAATTGAAACTTGTTGAAGATCATAAAAAGGATGTTGCAGAACTAGCAACATGGGATAATAACGATTATGCAACCGTGCAGGAAATCGCTCGTAAAATGTGCGTAGAAAAAGCACAGCTGAGCCGGGACAATTGCGGAAAAGTACTGGCTAAACATAACGCTCTTGGAAAAGGTAAGCTAGCAACTCTTGATTTACAGCAAACGCGTGATTTACTCGATGAGTTGCAACATGTCACGGCATAGCAGATTCAGCGCGTCTAGCGCACATAGATGGATGAATTGCCCTGGTAGCTTTGAATTAAACCAAGGCAACTCCGGTTCAAATCTAGCAGCCGATCAAGGCACTGTTGCCCATTGGCTTGCTAGCGAGTATTACAACGAGCCGCACTTGATTGAGTTTGAGCTGGATCAGGCTTACATTGTGATTGACGGGTTGCCAGTACAATGTATGGAAGGTTCGGACGGTTTAATCGCCGTTGATGAGGAGATGATTGAGAATGTTAAGGGGTATTGGGGATTCATAGAGGAAGAAACCCACCTTAACTTTGAGATTGAAAAAAGGTTGGATCTTTCGGAATCGTTAGGTGTTGATTGTGGCGGCACTGCTGACGTATTGAGCATTGATTATGTAAACAAACTAATCAAGGTTATAGACTTAAAATACGGATTTCTGAAAGTCGAGGATCAAGACAATAAGCAGCTGCTTATTTATGCGTTAGGAGCGTGGGAGTCGTTTAAAGGGTTGGCTGGCGACGATTGGCAGATTGAAACAGTAATATATCAGCCACGGATCGGAAACATTGGCCGTGCTAGATATTCAACCGATGATTTGTTTGCGTTCAAAAATACACTTACGGACGCAATTAACAAAATACAATCTGGCGATAAAACATTAGTATCATCAGAAGATGGTTGCAGGTGGTGTGCCGTTAAAGATGTATGCCCAAAACTACGAGAAGCATCAACGGAGCTAATCAACGCAACAAGAACGCTAGAGGTGGTCGATCCGTTTGACTTGTCACAGGAGCAACTGGCTTATTTCTATGATAAGTTGCCAACCATAATGCTTTGGGTAAAAGCTATAGAAGCAGCGGTCTATACAAAAGCGTTGGGTGGTGAAGTTATACCAGGTTACAAGCTAGTCAATGGTAAGCTTGGTAATAGAAAGTGGGTTGATGAAAAAGCAACAATCGAGCTATTAAAAGACTCAGGGTTAGATTTGTTTAACATGACAATAAAAAGCCCAACTGATATAGCAGCACAGCTAAAAAAGCGCAAAGAAAAATTGAGCGAGGATTTAATAACCAGACCGGTAGGCAAAAAGGAACTGGTTAAATTATCAGACAAACGAAAACCGGAAAAAACAGTAACTGATATGTTCGAGGAGGACTGACACAATATATTTTTTGCTTTTAATAACAACTTTTAACAAATAACTGAGAAAACAAAATGAGAATTAAATTAAAAAACGTAAGAATCGCTTATCCTGAATTATTTAACGCAAAGCTTAACGGAACTTTTCCCGATCAACCTGCGAAGTACAATTGCCGCGTTTTGCTTGATAAATCCGATCCTCAAGTTGGGATTGTTAAATCGGGCATTTCAAACGTGGCTACTGACGCATTTAAAGATAAAGCCACTTTGATATTAAAATCATTATCCGCACAAGATAGACTACCTATTCATGACGGAGACTTGAAACCTGATCTTGATGGGCATGAGGGTAATTATTACTTGAACTTATCCAGCAAGTCGAAACCAACTGTTTTAAACAAAAACAAAACACCTGCCACTGAATCAGCAAGCCCATTTTATTCAGGTTGCCGGGCTGATGTAATTTTAGAAATAACTGCTTACCTAAATAGACAGAAGCAACATTGTGTATCGGTTGAGCTGGCTGGTGTCATGTTTGTCGGTGACGATGAGCCATTGGCAACAGGATCGGTGAAAGTTGCGAAAGCTGATGAGTTTGACGATTACGAAATTGACCAGGACAATGTGTTAGAGTTTTAATCATAAAGGGGCGGGTAACACTGCCCCTATTTTTAACACAATGGATCGGAAAATGGACACTGTAATACTAGATACAGAGGTTTACCCTAATTATTTTTTGCTTGCTTTTAAAAGCCTTAAGTCTGGGAATAGTCTCAAGTTTGAGCTGACCGAACAAACTAAGTTTGACGTTAACAGCGTGCGTAAAATATTAAACGGGTACGAGTTGATAAGCTTTAACGGCATTAATTTCGATATGCCGTTAATAGCGTTGGCATTAGCCGATAAGGATAACGCCACTATTTTTGAGTGCTGCGAGGATATAATCAAGCGTGGTATGCGGGTTTGGCATTTGGTAGATAAATACGGAATATTTTTGCCTAATTACAACCACATCGACATAATGGAAGTGGCTAAGGGAAAGGTAGGATTAAAGCAGTATGCAGGTAGACTTAACGCCACAAAGCTGATGAACTTACCGATTGCGCCTGGCACAATATTGACACGCGAGCAAATGGATCAAGTTGCGTCATACTGTCTTGATGACCTTGAACTCACCAAAATAGTATATAAAGATTTGTTACCGCAACTTACCGTTCGGGTTGATATTTCAGATCAATATAGTTTGGATGTTAGATCAAAATCCGATGCCCAGATAGCAGAACACGTAATAAAAAGCGAATTATTGAAATTAGGTGTAGTGGCTGTTAAACCTGTTATAACTCAGACTGAGTTTTTCTATAGCAAGCCGGATTACATTAAATTTCACGACTGCTTACTTAATGATCTTGTAAATGAGTTAGAACTCAACCCGTTTACTCTAAAAACTACGGGCAAGTTTAACCATCCCGAGTGTTTTAAAGAAACAATACGCATAGGTGATACAGTATATAAACTTGGAGCGGGTGGCATACATTCGCAAGAGTCCAACATTGCCCACTACTCAACGGAAAATATAAGAATTATTGATAGGGACGTTGACAGCTATTATCCAAACATAATCTTAAACAATAGGCTTTTCCCAGAACATTTAGGGCTTGAATTTCTAACCGTTTATAAAAAGTTAGTGGTCGATAGGCTCAAGGCTAAACGGTCAGGGAATAAGACCGTCGCGGATGTGTTAAAGATTGTTATTAACGGTTCGTTTGGTAAGTTTGGATCACCGTTTTCTGTTTTGTTTTCACCGCAATTATTGTTGCAAACAACAGTTACCGGGCAGTTATCATTGTTGATGCTAATTGAGCAACTGGGATTGCACGGGATTAAATGCGTATCGGCAAATACTGACGGTGTGTTAATGATTGTTACTAAAAATTTAAATGCCGTTTATGATCAGGTTATACATGATTGGGAACTGTTAACCGGGTTTGAGACATCAGAAACTGTCTATAGTAAATACATTGGCAGAGACGTTAACAACTATTTGGCGGTACTTGACAATGGATTTACAGCAAAAGCTAAGGGAATATTTGTTACAAAACCTAACCTGGATAAGTCGCCGGATTCACCTATTATTTATGATGCCGTGGTTAGTCATATAATTTTCGACACCGATATTGATGAGTATGTAACCTCGTGTAAGGATATTACAAAATTCCTAGCATTGCGGAAAGTTACGGGTGGAGCAGTCAGTTGTGATGTGGATCATGGCAAGGTTATTCGATGGTATTACTCAACGGATGCTTACGGGAAGTGGATAACTTACAAGCTTAACGGAAACAAAGTGCCTAAAAGTGACGGGGCAAAGGTGTTGATGAACCTGCCAGACTCATTGCCGGATGACATTGATTATTGTTTTTATATCAATTCGGCTAATAAATTATTAACAAATTTAACAACTTTGGACAACGTATGTTAGAATCCAAGATCGAACGTTATCTAAGGGAAGGGGTTATAAGCCTGGATGGCGAAACAAGAAAACTCAGCTACATCGGACACAATGGCGCACCGGATAGGTTGATCATGCTTAATAAAAAAATAGCGTTTGCTGAGTTAAAATCCCCTGGACAGAGAGCCAGCAGACTACAGGAGTTAGAAATGGAAATTTTACGGAATTATGGGCAGAGGTGTTTGTTGCTTGATTCCATTGGCGCGGTTGATGATTTTATAACGAGTATGTATATATGATTGAACTCCTAAAAAAGCATAACGGTAACGTGACGGCAACAGCCAAAGCACTAGGCATAAGCCGAACATCCTTGCTCAAACGTTTAGGGCAAATGAAGCTTGACGATTTACGGAACACAGATGACAAGTTAATTGTCACTGGTTACTCGACTCTCCGAAAAATCGAGAATGACCCGACAGGTAAGATTCTGGAATGGACTAAAACAAAACCATCGATCGAAAACCAGCTTAAAGCGGTACGCATTGCGGTTGATGAGTTGGTTAACGGGTTACCGCCGGTTGCACTAATAGCCCAGCCGTTGGTTGTCAACAACGGCAAGTTGTTGACACTCTACCCGCTTACAGATTGCCATATTGGTATGTATGCGTGGCACGAGGAGACCGGTGACGATTGGGATTTAACAATAGCTGAGGATCTTTTCAGTAAGGCAATTAAACATTTGGCAGCCGTTACTTCATCGGCAAAGACAGGCTGGTTAAATTTACAAGGTGATTTTTTGCACTATTCTGGCACAGAAGCCAAGACCGAGTTACACGGGCACGCACTTGATGCAGATAGCCGACAAACTAAAATGATACGGGTGGCGATAAGGATAATTCGCACGACAATTGATACGTTATTGGCTAAACATGATGAGCTAATCGTATCAATTGTAGAAGGAAACCATGACATATCAGGTACGGCTTATTTAAGCACTATTTTGGATGTGCTTTATTCAGACAATGATCGGATAACGGTAATGAGTGACACAAAGCCCTATAAAGTACACGTCCACGGTAAATGCTTTATCGGTATAACGCACGGGCATTTGGCAAAGGTTAGTAAGCTACCCGAGGTTTTCAGTGAGATGTTTTCAAAAGAGTTTGGGGAAACTAAATACCGGTTTATACACTGCGGGCATAGACACCACGAACATTTTGTAGAAACAAACAGTTTCAAGATCCAGCAACATAGCACATTGGCGGCCAAGGATGCTTACGCAGCCAGGGAAGGCTGGATTAGCCAGCGGATGATCCGTAGTGTTACTTATCATGCTGACTTCGGGGAGATAGAAACAAATTGTGTCACACCGGAAATTATTAACCAACGTTACAACTATTGACAACTAAGGGGGATGTATGCTAGTAAACAAACAAGATAGAGCGGAGTATCACCGTCGGTACAACGAAGCTAACCGAGAAAAAAAAACGGGCTTATTATAAGGAATACGACCTTAACCGTCGACCGTCATTAAATCAAAAGGTTATACCAATGGCTGATAATGCTGATGCACGGTTAGCAAAACAATTTTATTTAATTTTAAACAAGGTGGAACAATGAGTGGAACACAAGCCGAATGGGATGATTTTACACTTAACCAAGACTACCGATTGACCACTACCGCACAAGTCGGCGGGGATCATTACACTAAATTAAAAATACAACCAATAACATATATCAGAGCCAATCGTATTGGATTTGTTGAAGGTAACATTATTAAATATGTAACCAGATATAAAGACAAAAACGGTATTGAAGATCTTAAAAAGGCTCGTCATTTCCTGGATATGCTGATTGAGGAACTAGAAGTTGCAAAACTTTAAACCGAGGGATTACCAAGAAAAAATAATAAACTTTGTGCGAGAAACTAACCGTTGCGCGATTTTTGCAGAAATGGGGTTAGGTAAAACAGCGTCAATTTTGACAATCTTAAACGAGTTGGTAATACTGGAACAGGCTAAAGTATTAATAATCGCACCCTTGCGCGTAGCACGATCCACATGGCCGGATGAGATCTCCAAATGGACACAACTAACCGGGTTGCGTGTATCAGTTATACACGGCACGCAAAAGCAACGAGAAGCCGCCTATAACCTTCCCGCTGATATTTATACAATAAACTATGAGGGACTACCATGGTTAATCGAAAACCATTTTGATGATTTTGATTTTGATGTGATAGTTTGTGATGAATCTACAAAACTTAAAAGTTTTCGCACCAAACAGGGAAGCAAGCGTGCCAGGTTATTGAGCCGGGTTGCGTTTAAAGCAGACCGATTTATTGCGTTGACCGGAACACCTAGCCCAAACGGGTTACTGGATTTATGGGGACAGATTTATTTTTTGGATAAGGGCGCAGCACTTGGGAACAGTTATTCTAAATACCGCAATGATTATTTTAACTGTAAGCAAGTTGGCCGGGATGCAAACGCGGTTAAGTATTGGGCAAAGAATCCTGACAGTATTGCAGATAAAATAAAACCTGTTGTTTTAACACTTAGATCCGAGGACTATTTTGAGTTAACCAAACCGATAATTGTCAACGTGCCTGTAAAATTACCGAGAAAGGTTAAAGAACTATACCGGGAATTTGAAAAGGAACTCTTAGTTGAGTTAGAAAGTGGTGACAACTTAGTGGCACACAATGCCGCAGCGTTATCGATGAAATGCTTACAGGTTGCGGCCGGTGCTGTTTATAACTATGATGGCTATGAAGTTTTACATGATGAAAAGTTATCAGCGTTGGAGTCGATAGTTGACGAGTGTAATGGTGATAACTTATTAGTAGCATACAACTTTAAATCGGACGTTGAGCGGATCAGGAAACATTTTAAACACGCTCGGGTATTAGATAAAGACCCGCAAACAATCATTGACTGGAACGCTGGACTAATACCAATGTTATTACTACATCCGGCCAGTGGTGGGCATGGATTAAGCTTACAACATGGAGGATCGAGGATTGTTATATTTTCACCAAATTGGAATTTGGAAGAATATCAACAAGTGGTCGAGCGTATTGGCGTGGTTAGACAGCTGCAATCAGGTTACAATCGAAACGTGTTCATCTATAATATTTACGCTGAAAAAACAATTGATGAGGTAGTTATAGAGCGTAGAGAAAGCAAGCGCGACATTCAGGAATTACTATTAGAGCGGTTAAAGAGTACAACCGACGACAATTTATGATATACTTGGAATTCACTAACAGAGGGTAAATAATGAAATTAGATTTAATAAAAATGTTTTTGGAAAGTGACCATCATTTTCTGCTAAAGGATTTTGTACGGCAAGACTGGCGCGAAAATGATCTAGACGCTGCCATACTTACTATTTGTTTATTTTTAATGTTGGAGTTATAAAATGAAAAAACTAATATGTGCAATGTTAACGTTATTATCAATGTCGGCGAATGCTGAAACGGTGACGGGTAACATGCTAAGGGGAACCGTAGGATTTAATGGATTATCAAACCAAGCTATTGATGTGTGGGAAGCAACATGTCCCGCTTGGTATACACATGTATTGCTTAATGTATCTGATGATGCGCCAGTAAAAACACCATTAGTTTATATTTACGCAACGCAAGATACTAGGACATCTGTATCAGCACCGGATACTATAGATGGTGATGGCTTACCAACGCATCAAACTTATTTGGGGATATACTCAGCAATCAAGTTTAGGGTTAGCATAGTGAAAACTAAAGCCACCGGGTCAAGTCCAACGCTAGATTTGGGGTATGAATTTTATACCGCTAGGGTTACTTGCAAAAATCCTACCAGTGGATTAGCCGCCAATCCAGTTTTCAAATTAATCCAAAACCAATAAGGAAAACCAAATGAAAAAGCTATTATTACCTTTGTTGGCGTTGTCGTTCAACGCTTATTCCGCACTGACATTCCCAACTAGCATTACCGTAACGGGCATTAGTTCCACATACAGTTTAGCTGCGGCTGAAACTAATCGAGTCGCAATACAAAATGCTATAGATTCTTGTACAGACATTTTAGGTTGCACAGTGAGGATTATCGATAAAGATGCTTATGTCTCAGCAGCCCCAGAAACATGCAACAACTCTGCTTTGCGCGGGGTTGCAGGCCGAAGTAACATCCGTATTAGCCTTGAGCGGTCATACTTAAAAGTGTTTCCTAACCATTGCCAAAGTTATTCAATATTCCGGTTCTGGGGAGTCCATGACTCAGAGTTGAGGGGTAACGGAACTAGCGCAATCATCGGGGATAAGATGTTGCACGGCTATAGTGACGACGGGCAGCCATGCAGTGCTGCCGGGGCAACCCATGAATGTGGAAACTTGGTTAGTGTGACAGAATCGCAGAATATCGTTATTTCTGACATTACGTTGACCCAGGCAACAGGGGACGGCCTATACATTGGCGGAAACAATAGCTTGACCAACAATGTGGTGGTTAATTATGTCAAGTCAAACAATAACCGTCGGCAAGGTATTAGTATCATCAGCGGATCTAACATCACCGTCGAAAAGAACTGGTTTACCAACACCGGGGCTGGTGGGATACAGCCACAATCATTCATTCCCCCTGGTCTTGGAATGGATATTGAGGTTGACAAGTGTGAACAGCGTGTTACCAACTTAAAAGTGCGCTATAACTACTTTGGTGGTAACGTTGGCGGTGGTATCAAGGCTTATTCCCCAGTATGCCCTAACGACAGGAATATTACGACCGACGACGTTTACCAAAATGTCTTGATTGCACACAATACGATCAACGAATACACAAAAACATTCGCGTTCTCAAACGCAATGAACATTGTCGCTGAATTCAACAATATCGCAACCTCAACAGGTGATGCGATTGTTTTTGTCGGTGCTGCTGACAATATTTTCCGGCATAACACAGTCGAGAAAGTGGGGGCGTTTACTGGCTATTTTGCATCGGTTGGCACATCAAGGCCGAACATAGGTAACTTGCTGCAAAACAATAATTATATCAATTTTGGTTCTGGTGTTATTTGGCCTACAAATACGCCGCTTACTCAGGTTGACGTAGTTGGGAATGATGCCAACTAAATAAGATTACGGACAAAGAAAAGCCCGGATTGCCCGGGCTTTTTTTATTTGTTGTAAATTGTAATTATTTGTGATTTAATAGCATCGCTTTATCGAAAACGTGACATAGTTAACAACTTAGTACAACTTTCTAACCTATACTTTCACCAACTTAAACAGGGGGTGAATATGAAAACAGTACGGGTTTTAAAGATGACGGAGTTAGAACACGCTAGGGAAGAATATAAAGCGTTGGCTGTGCAATTGATGAGAGAAAAAGAACTACTCGAAAAGTTGCGCGGATACCTTAAAGAATTGAACAAAGAATTAGGGGTTGAGAATGAATAAATCAATTATGCACCAATTACACCAAATCCAGCATATTGCCCAGTTTAACGGTAGGTGTTGGCAAATTTTCTTAGTCGAACAGGGTATCTATATATCTGCCAGTAATTTTAAACACGCCGCAAAAATAGCAGTATCTTTGCACAAAAGAGGAAATTGAAATGAAAACATTTTTTGAGACATTGACAACTTGGTTTAAGCTTTGCGTTACATTGGGTGGTATTTTTACAGCACTCTGTCTAATAACAAACATGATTAACATGGGAACGCCTTTATGAGCAAGCTATTCAAAATGATTGAGCGGTTTTTTATACTGCTATCCAGCGATATTGTGCCAAGCTATGAAAACCCAGACCGGTACAATATTGAGCCCGGTGAGTAGGCTATTTGGATTAACCGTAAGATGCCCGGCTAATGCCCACAATTTCAGGTTAATAATCCAGGCCAAATTCGCCAGACATTTTTTTTGCATACATAATGCCTGGCGAACGGGTGGCGTAACGCAGAATGAGTTTAATACGATTGTTTCCTATTCAATTCGTTTTGCAATTCTTGAATAAGCTCCTCGCGCTCGGTCAGTAACTTCAATGTTATCTGTAACAATTCATCAGCGATTTTTGCATTGGGAAGCGTGTTGCAGGAATATTTCCGATAAGTAAATGAATCGCGCCCAAATACATCTAGTAGTTTTTTCATTTGCTTAGGGCGCGGGATAGACCCCCCGGTTTCTTGATCCTCATATTTAGCAATAGATTGTTGCGTGATGCAAAGCTTTTTTGCAAGGTCGCGTTGAGTCCAACCGCGGTTTTTTCTGTCTGTAATAATTTCGTTTGCGTATCTCATATAACACCTCGTCGAATAGGTTTTGTTGAAAGTGTGATTTAGTATACATTTTCCAACAATTAAGTAAACGGTAAAATTAACAGATTGACAACTTTATAATATTGTTATAATATTATATCCAACGTAACAAGTTCACTAACCGAGGATAACCAAAATGAAAAAATTACTTATAATTGCACTATTAATGATGATAGGTACAGCCCACGCATGTACAAGCAGGAATATATTGCTTATTGGGCAGTCGAACGCTGTTTATCTAAGCAAGCTTGATCTTGCTACGCTTTGGGGAACGCAAGACTGTCCAGCCACAATCTTTACGTCTGTGCGTGGTGGAACTGGGATTGCTATGTTCATGCCATCATGGTCTACCGCTTCATTGTACGGGCGCACATCGGCTGCAATAGAATATGCTGGCGTTAAGCTCGACTTAATCGTTTTTTGGCAAGGGGAGCAGGACGCAAAGACAGCAAAGGATACGATTGCTTGGCCTGGGCTTGCTACGCAAGTTTTACAAAGCTACCGTACGGAATATGGCGAAACAAAGGACATCCCTATATTTATCTTTGCATTGAATGATAAGCACAAGCTACGCGAAGCTGTCACCCCTTTCTGGTTGCATATACGCAACAGACAAATATCAATGCAACGTAAGGGTATAACAATTATTGACACGAGAGGTTATGAATTTAAGCCAGACCTTGTACACTTGACAGACAATGGTTACATGCAGGCTGCAAATGATGTGGCTCGCTTGATTTGTAACCAATAATTTTAACTTTCACCGGAGAACTTAAAATGAACAGTATAAAAAAACAACGATATTCTACATTAGCGATCCCGCACGAAACACGTCTGCGTGTCAAATTGCTGGCGGCTCAAAAGGGCGTTGATGTTGTGACACTTGTAACAGGTATAATTGAGCGCGATCTTCAAAAAAACAAAGTACCTTTTGTAGGTGAATTATGAGCCATCGCAGAAAATACAAAAAAACCAGTAATAAAACTTAAGCCGTCCAGGTTGCGCCTGTTACGTGAACGTGAAGCTGAACGTTTGCTTTTTCTAAGAAACAATGGTAATAAAACTTTATGAAAGTGACCCTATTCAAAGGCATCAACCCTCGCGGCGAACAAAAAGACATTGAGTTCGAGCAATTGGTTGAGAAAGTGCTGCATCCAAGAGAATATCCGAACAAAGCTGCCCAACTTGGGTTAAGCCTAGCCACCTATAAAGGTAATTACCGCAAATCCGACAACCTTGAACTGTACAGCGGCCTTGAAATAGACATTGATTGCATCAATGGTTTTATGCCTTTCGAATCAGGCGTACATTTGCTTGATAAGGAAAACATACGCGGTGTTTATTTCACCACGGCTAGTAACAGCCCATCAAGCCCGAGCTGGCGCGGTATATTCCCCTTCTCACAACCACGCACACACGAGGAAATGGTGGGGTTAGCTGAGCAGGTTAATTTTGTGCTGGATGGTGTATTAGGCATCGACTCGGTAGACAAGGCCAGATTTTACTATATCGGCAAGGTTGCCGGATCGGACTATGGTTGTGCAACAACAACAGGGGATTTTATAGATGATTCGGACTGGTTTGCAATGTGCCCTAAGAAACCAATTTTTGGAAAAAAAACAACTATTTACGACAACACCGACGCATTAGAAAAAGCGGTTGACATTGCGAAATCTAAAAACGCAATCGACAAGGAGAGTTATCCGGCATTGTATTCGGCATTACTTTACTTGGCATCAAAAGGTTATGCGGATTCTTATAATTTAGCAATGCCAATTGCGTTCGGCCTTAAGAATTCAGGGGACGTTGGGCAGGTGTTTTTTGACGCTTTTTGCAGCGAGTCTATGTTGTATGATCCAGCTTGGTCGATTAAGGTTTGGGAATCAATACGGGTTGGTGCTGAAACTGGATTCAAGTCGATATTCGCCAAAGCCCAGGCTGCAGGGTGGCGGCAAGCGAAGGATTACGGCGGCAGGGTTGAGTTTGACCTGCTCACAATGTTTGAAGACTATACACCACAAATAAAAAACATATACCCGGAAACACTGCCCAGTTTTAACTTAACCAGCGCGGCAAACTTATCCAGCACACCTGCCCCAAAAACATGGCTTATTAAAAAGATACTCGAACCACGGAAACTACACACGTTAATAGGTGAGTCTGGGGCTGGTAAGTCATTCTTGGCTTTAGATATGGCGTGGCATATTGCCCACGGTGAAAGCTGGAACGGACACAGCGTTAAACAAACAGGGGATGTGGTTTACATCGCCGGTGAAGGGCGCTCCGGTGTTGAGGACAGGTTAAGGGCGTTGGGTAAGCATCATAATAAACCATTGCCTGGTAACTTCTTTATCAGCAACACCGGGATCATGTTTGACAAGCTAGATGAGGTTGAGTTGTTGGTAAACACAATTAAACAGCATACAGATAACCCAGCATTGGTGATTATCGACACATTGCACCGCAACTTTTCAAGCGACGAGAACAGCTCTAAAGATATAGCGTTATTTATCAACAATATAGGAAATAGGTTAATTAATGATGGGCTGAATTGCGCGGTCTTGGTTGTACACCATAGCGGTTATGGTGACAAAGATCGAGGGCGTGGCAGCTCGGCAATCAGAGCGGCCGTTGATGTTGAATTGTTGATGAAAAAAGATATTGATGGTGATATTACGCTTTCTTGCTCAAAAGCTAAAGACTTTAGCCCAGGTGAGCCGCTCTCGTTTAAATTACAAAGCGTGGTGCTAGACTACTTGGATGATGAAGGCGACGAAGTTACCAGCGCGGTGATTGTTTGCGGGGGTAATAAATTATTCGAAGTAAAACTAAAACCAGACCAACAGGAAGCGTTAAATTGTTTGGGTAGCTTGATTATGACCGAAGGTGAACCAAACAGCGCGTTAACCGATCA